GCCGAGAATTGCAAACATCCTTGCTAGACGACGATGGTGAAAAAGATATTGAGAAACGTGTTAAAAAAATTAATGATCTTATTAAACAATGTAAATCAACACCTTTCAAAAATCACGTCATGGTTGAATGTCAAGAAGTTTTTTACGATCCAGAATTTTATCGCCTCTTGAATAAAGATCCATACTTGATCGCTTTTAAAAATGGAGTGTACGATTTTTCAAACGACGTCTTTCGTGACGGCAGTCCCGAGGATTATCTATCAGTCGCACTTCCAATCGACTACGTTGATTATGGGTCGTTAGATCACCCTAAAGTTATGATCGTTGATGATTTTTTCCAGAAAGTGTTCCCAGACACCGACATACGAGACTATTTCTTGAATCAAGTGTGCCAAGTCTTCGTCGGGGGAAATCACCATAAAGTGATGCTATTTTGGACTGGTAGCGGTAACAATGGGAAAACGGTTACACAAACTCTGTTTGAAAAAATGATTGGAAGGCTGTCGATCAAGTTCAGCACAACTCTTATCACAGGAAAGAAAGCACAAACCGGCAACGCGAGCCCAGAGCTTGCAAGAGCTGGAGATGGCGTTCGCTGGGCGGTGATGGAAGAACCCAACCCAGATGAAATGATAAACACCGGAACGTTAAAAGCGCTCACTGGAAACGACTCGTTTTGGGCTCGAGATCTATTTCAAAAGGGCAAAGAAACATCCGAGATCCAACCCCTGTTCAAACTTCACATGATTTGTAATAATCTTCCTGCGATTCGAGACGCAGATAGAGCTACATGGAACCGTATTCGTGTAATTCCATTTGAAAGTACATTCTTACCTGAACACGAATGTCCAAGCGACATTGACGATCAAATCATTCAGAAGAAGTTCCCAATGGACAGAAACTTTTCCGATAAAATCCCTGAATTAACACAACCACTAGCGTGGTATCTCATCCAAAGATGGAAAGCAACACGGAATATTGACCACGTTGAGCCAGAGAAAGTGAAGGTTGCGACAGATGTGTATCGCCAAGATAACGACATTTACAAACAATTTGAAAACCAATGTGTCTTTGACAAGGATGGGTCAAAACTTACACCTGCAGTACTATATGTTCATTTCAAGGAATGGTTCAAAGAAGAATGTCCGAATCAAACCATTCCTACAAGAGTTGTAGTAGTTAGGCAATTTGTCAACATGTGGGGTGACCTGATCAACGGTAAACATTGGATGAATAAGACGTGCATTGAACCAGTTGAAGTAACTATAAACCAAGAACCATCAAAAAGACGTATCTTAAAACCAAATCCAATGCTTGAATAGTAAGTGGCTCTTCAGGAGCATGTCAAAGAAAAACATAAGAAGGATTTGAAAACATTGAGGAATGAGTTGGGCCGCGTTTCATGGCCCAACTCATTCGGTTCAAATTGCGGAAAAGATGTTTGCGAAATTTTTAGAGTTGAATTTTATGATTAGTGATCATAAAATTAAGGAAGCCTGAGAACCACTGTAAAAAAAGTTGATTTATGTATGTGAAAAAGAATAATAAAAGCAAACAAGATGGCAAACGTAATCTCATATGAAAATTTTGATCAGACACGAATTGTATTAAATTTAAATAAAAAGAATTTGTACGCTCATCCTAAGTATGGGTGGAAAAAAATATTCCCGCGATATATATACCCAAATGGAGTTGAAGATGGAATTTTTATTCAAATTCCACCAGTATATTCGTTTGGGGTATATTCGTTTGATCCGGTTGATAAAAAAGCAGACGCCGGACCTTCTCACAGTCTTTCGTTTGTTTTAAAAGTTAACCCAACACAAGAAAACGGATTAGATGATAAAACCGCGGATGAAATGTCTAAAGGCCTTTTGAATATTTTTGACACGATATTGCAACTAATTAAATCATTTTTACAAGAGGACGACACAATTCGCAAATTGGAAAAAATGAACAATAAAGAAATGTGGTTAGCCCTTGCTAAGACCATTAAACCTCTATATAATTATCAGAAAGACAAAGATACCGCCTCCGTAATAGAAGGAGCTCCTCCAACAATGTTTGCCAAATTGAAAGTTTCGAAAGGTGTGATTAAAACGAATTTTCAACAAATTATACAAGATCCAGAAGATAAGAACGCAAATATAATTGTAAATATAGATCCATCTGAGTTGCCACACAAATTTCAAGGAGCAAAATGTAATTTGATGGGAATAATCCACGTTGAGAGCATTTTTGTATCTCAATCGAACGTGGTGTCCATACAGTATAAAGTAAACCAAGTTTTAGTAATTGAAGTGTTGACAGAAAGGATTAATCGCTTAGTTCTTCCAGAATACCTTCTTAAGAAAAAGCCTGTTGAGAACGTACTTGAATCTGTGTATGCAGAGGAAGAGGAAGATGAGGGACCGTCTCCTATTGAAGCACCTAGACGAATTGTTCGACGTAAACAGTAATTAATATTTTTATCCTACAATTTCATGACTATTGGTCACGAAATTAAATTCAAACATATTGAAAAATGTTGAAAATATCAAACCCTCATTCATATCCATTTGGATTGCTTAGTAACAAAGCCGTTACACCGTTTACTCTGAATGGTGATTGGTCGTCGGTTTCCCATTATGTTTATGTGAATATGTTTTCAGATGATGCTCAACGTACGCAAATGAAAGAATATTTACTTGGAGGAAATCATTACCAATCAATGCTCGATATTAAACAAAAAGCAGAAGATGACCTTTTTAGAAGATCGTCGTTAAAAGCGTTGAAACTTCGATTTGAGCAATACCCGAAATTAAGAGACGCTCTACAGCAAACTAGAGGGCTGCAACTTGTTCATCCCGATGCAAATATTAGCATTTTATTGAACGGCATCCGGTCAGACATTAATTATGTATTTGACCCGCTCAGAGGAGTAAACGTGCCGCGAAATGAAGTATTAACAGTTATCGCAGGAGTTGAACAGGAGTTGCTAAAAAACCATCGGTTAGACGACAATCTGGTTTACACAGATCTTCTGAAATATGCAGCGCGTCGTCCAGCCGAAATCCCGCCGGCCGATAAAATCTTTTTAAACATCAACAACATAGTTCCGGTTTTAAAACTTAAATTGCAAACAAAACTGTGGGAAAAGGAAACAGAGATATTTAAACCACATCTTCTCGATGTTTACTTGAACTATATCCTTGAAACTGAATATCCACATCTGGAATATGGAGACTACGCGGAAGCAAAGAAGCAGCAATTTGAAAAAGAAGGAGAAGAGAGTCTTTACATGTTAAATAATCACTTGTTAGATTTGTATATAAAAGGAGGAACGCCGGATCCAATTCTTCGAAGACTGCAATTTACTCCAGATAATTCATTGATGGAACGAGAATTGATGAAACGAGAAGAGGTAGAAGAAGTTGTAGAAGAAATTTTGACGGTGCCAGAGCCTGAAATAAAGCAGCTTATATTGACAGATAACAGTCCATTTCTTCCACAGTTTCTGGAGGACGTCCGAGTCGACGGATTAGATTTCGCATCTGCAGTTCATTATGCATATTACACTCTTTTGCAACAAGTTGGTGGACTTCCTTTCAGTGTAAACGAGATTCCAATAAATGAATTAAATTTCGTGTTTTTTGAACAGAAGAACATGTGGATTTCTGAATCACTGAAAGCGTTGAATGAAAGGGCGACTGAACAGAAATTTGCTACTCACTCGTCGTTGGTGTTTCTTTTGCGTTCATCAAACGGTGAAATTGTATATGATGATTCTGATATGATTTTAGGATCTAAGGGGTTGAACATGGCAGGGAAATTTCTCACATATTTACGAGACGAACAAATCCCTTTACGTTTCATGCAACCATTTGATATACTCGCGAAAAACGTGTCAGTTAATGATGTGTGGATGAAATTCTGGAGAAATCATATCGTAAAAAGGTATAAAACCACGCTGCGAAAGATGCCACCTACAAATAGTTTAGAAAAAGTCTATAATATTCAACCAACAAGAGTGAACGGCATTCTTGCAATTCCGACGCAGAATGACATTTCCGAACTAAAAGCCTATGGGTTATCAGATGAAGAAATTGTCGTAATCTTTCCATTCGTTGTTACAGCTTACCACAGACTCATTAAAAATCGCAACGGTAGAGATTTGCAGATATCTGAAATGTTTAAAAATGAAACGAAAAATAAAAATTGAAATTTACTTTTCAAACAACTTAAGTAAATAAAATTCAAACAAAATGTCACAACAACGTCTCATTAATATTTTTGGAGAAGAACTCAAAACAAACTTCTTTGTGTTTGTGAGTGAAAAAACATCAATCGATCACAAGCAATTATGTTTGCTTTGGGATCAATATTTCAACGACGGTGCTTCCATAGAGATATCTTTGGAGTCTCCAAAAGAAAAAACGAGGACGTCTCCAAAAGAAAAAGCGCAGACGTCTCCAAAAGAAAAAACGAAAAAGACTACATTACCAAAAGAAAAACCTGGATGTCTTCAAAGATCAGATCAAACAGCAATCAATTTTAACGATATTGATAAATTAAAAGTAGCTGATCTCAAAAAATATAATAAGGAACGAGGTATACCCATAACTGGAACTAAAGCCGATCTCTCAGAATATCTAAAGGAGTATGAAAAGAAATACCATTCAGACGAAGAATGTGAATCAGAGGTTGCTGAGAACCCGAAACCTCGAGGTAAATATAGAATGATAGGAGTTTCAGATCCTAAGCAAAAAAAAACGAAAACTACGAAACCAGTAATTTCTATGAATACAACAGAAATCGAAGTAACCATAGACGACTATAATAACCAAATTATAGACGAGGATCTTGTTGTTGATGAAGAAAACGGAGAACTTATTGTCATTGGCCTCAAAAACGAGGAAGGCAATGTTGTTAAATTAACACACGAAAACGTAGATCGATGCAAAGCATTAAATGTGAAATTTAACCCAGACAACGTCGAACTTCGATATTAATAAAAGACCGTTATTTTTAATTTTTGTATGAAAATACAAAAATTATGGAGTTTGATTTATGACGTTCCTACGCTGGAAAAAAATGGAATTCGAAGGACTAAAACAATTTTTTGTTTCACAGTTGTACATGAAAAAAAAATACCCAGCAATAAGCAGTTACAATAAATATCTCACAACTTTAACAACAGAAGAATCGCAGTTTAAAGAAGTTGATTGCTTTAAAAGATTTCTTGTTCAAAATCAACGATTACACGAAAACACGTTTGATTTTCCTGAATTTAAAACAGGCAAGAAACACATAATAATAAATATGTTAAACTTTCTTGATCATAAAACACAGGTACCCGTGTCTGAAACATTTTGGAAAGAACTAAGTGATTTAGAAATCATAATGTTCCCAAAAGGTAAAACAACCGACAATTCACATGACATCGCTGAATCATCAGGTCAGAGTTCAGGTCTTCAAATTGCACTATCATCCCTAGAGAGTAACCCACTGTTCAAAGGTGTTATTGATCAAATTAAATCATCTGTTATCAACATGGAAGATGTAACCCTTGAAACTATCATGAGCTCTCCAGATTTCATAAAAACCGTTAATAATCTCAAGATGGGGGTTATAAATGGTACTTATAAATTAAAGGACTTAACAAAGGTTGTGGATGATATTGCGACTGTAATACATGATGAGACAGATCCAGAAAATCGTGAAATCCTCCAAACACTTACATCTAGCATTCGAGCGGTTGAAAGAGGCGAGACTCCTGATATGAGTAAAATCATGGGAATTGTGTCCAAATTTAAACTAAATCACGAATAGCAATGAATATATTTTTAAATTTGAATTCTGCGAAACATTATAACTACAATCCTTAACTCTCTTTTATATACAATTTGACTAATAAATGCAATCAACGGCAAAACTTAAGGAGATATGTTTTGGTAAAAATGAGAAAAAAAGGCTTTCTTCCAGTACGCACAAATGATGTTTACAACGATACAGTAATTGAACTGGAACAACAACAAACACTACGTCCGCTTATTGAAGAAATCATCGCGAATAAACGATTCCCATTGGTGTCCAAAAAACGACATTGGGTGTGGAACACATTATCCGTTATTATTTTTTCCGGATTAATTTTTGGTGGAATTTCGACAGTGTTTGTAGGTGAACACCAAATAGGGTATTACGATGACGATCGATCATCCAACGTATATACACCAGGAATGTATATACAATTTCCTTGGTCAAAACAAATGTGTATTGAAAATATTGATGTTATATATATCAATTTACATTGGGCACATCTACGAGCAAATGTAATAGATGCCGATAAATACGTTGAACATTTAAGAAAATACGGTGGCTCTTCAAAAATGCTTCCATATATTGAAAACGACCTAAACAAACTAACATCAGATGAATTAACGATCAAAAATCAAATAGCACAGTACGGACTTGATATCAAAAGTATCATAACATCACCTACTACGACTCCAACCACAACGACCACAACGACTATTCCCACAACGACCACAACGACTATTCCAACGACAACGACCACAACGACTATTCCCACAACGACCACAACGACTATTCCAACGACAACGACCACAACGACTATTCCAACGACAACGAC